GAAAGTATTTGCAGTTGTCCCAGCCGCAAAGCCTGTTGTATTTGTTCCTGTCCTTGCCAAGGAAGGAAGGCCATCTGAACCTGATTCATACCATCTTGTTGAATAGGTTATTGAGGATGCGTTAGGCCAAATTGAAGTACTACCGCTAGTTCTGATCTGAAGAGTATTTGAAGAAATTTGTGATGGTATAAAAATTGGAAATACAAGCATCGTCTGGGCTGATATTGAGACCTCCGCTCCAGCCGAAAGGGTGTTAGAAATCCTTGGGGGATTGGTTCCAAATCTCGATACAGGAACAATTTTATCTGGAATGGATGAGTCTGTATGATTTTTATACAGAGGCATATTAAGTCACCTCGGTAACTCTGGCTGTTCCGCTTGATGCAAAAATTGCAGTGACCTGACCAACATATTTATCTACTTCAAGATAGTCTCCAGCAGAAAGCCTTACTGAGTAATTCGTGGTGCTTGCAGATCCATTCCCATACAAAATATGCAAATTACCAGCCCCCTCATTAAAAATCGTAAGAAGTTTCCTATTTGAGTTGCTTGATTTAAGCGTTGCTGAAGATGTGCTTGTAAACGAGGAGACGGTCGCCTCTCCTGTTGAACCGCTTAGTGTTACCGTGCCCGAAACAGCAACGACACCGCTTGCATCGACTTTGATTGGCTCATAAAGCGAATCAACCATTCCACCAGACACCCTTCCAGCAATAACTCGGATAGCCTTGCTTGCATTTGAAATGGTGTCCGCTTTTGCAATCAGCGTCGAATCCGACACTGCGACTGGCTGGTTGATGGCAACACCATTCCCTAAATCTGCCTTTATCAAAGCCGCATCGGCTGAGATTGTCGTCAAAAGGCCATTGGCAGTGTCAATCTTTCCCTCGACCTGATCGACATTCAAATTGACGCTGTCAGAGCTAATGCTGATGTTTTTTAGGGCATCATAAAAATCTTGATTCGATGGCATATGTTTATCCTCTGTGAAATACCTTCATTTTGATCAGCTCCCAACCAACCGAGACAAGAGTTCCGAGCACAGCCGCTGCCAAATAGAAATGCGACTTGAGCTTTTCGAGCGAGTGAACCCGATTGACGAGATCTCCGTAATTGGCAAGCGAGTGCTGAAACATCGAGTGAATCGCCAGTTGCCTCTCCTCCATCCGAGCCAACCGCTCCCTGATGTCCGATATGTCCGTATCACTCATGCCACCAATCTATTTTGGCTCATCTGAGCCTGCTTGGCCTCAGCCTGCATGGCCTTCTGGATCTGGGCGGCAATCTGCTTGGCCAGATTCGGATTGGTCTGCATGAGGAACTGCAGGTGCTGCTGGATGTGCTGGGTGTAGGCCGCACCGCTGTCTTGGGCGAGTTGCTGCCCACGCTGGGCTGCAAGCTGCAGCCGATCCATATGGATCTGGACATGCACCTCATGATCGTCGGCAGGCTCCACGGCCACCGAGGCAAAACCCTGATCTAGGAGCAGGTTCTCCGAGCCAGCCTCCTCGGCCTGCATCACCTTCTTGGCGTATGGATCCAAGAGCATCCGACCCACCAGATGGGGGTCGTCAACCTCGAGCAGATCTTTGCGAAGCTCGGGCTGGTTGATGAACGGATCGTTGCGAAGCGTCTGGAAACGAACCAACGCCTTTTGGTACTGCATGACACGGTTAACGCCGTCCGCACTGCCAGACGGCCTGATCTCGTAGTCAAACAGGATCGCCTCGACAGGCACCTGAGAAAACTGGTTCTGGTACTCGTAAAGAAGCTGGTCGTGGGCAAACTCGGTCAGAATCGAGTACGCCTGCTTGTAGATGTGGGAAAGAGCAAGGCGGAACAGCTTGATGCGGAGATCCGTGTTGACCCCCATGAGCTGGCCGATGTTCTGCACCTCCGTGGCGGTGCGTGGCTTCTGGCTCCCCAGCCGACCCTGCGTCAGGCCGAAGTCTGGCATCGACACGAGATACTCGGCCACCTGCCGCATCTGGGTCATCTCCTGATCAAAGCTGATCGGGGGCTGCGGCATGAGCACTGGCTTAACTCCAGTCGGTAGGAGAACCCCTGTGCCGAAACGGATATTGTTCACATTGGGTATGTCCTGATCGCTGGAAAACATCGGTGCGTTGTAAAGGCTCATCGCATCGGCCTTGGCATTCATGGTCTTGGTGAGAGCGGCCTCAAAAGCGGCCACCGTCTCACAGACCCCACGGCTGGAGTACAGCCCCTTGTCGGGCGTGTGCTCCAGAATGCACGGAACAAACGGCATCTTGCCGTGGGAATAGGGCAGCTCAAAGCGAGCACGAATCGGCTCCTCAGGAGCCTGAGGGCTGATCGTGTCCACGCTGATCTTGCCGCTCTTGGGGTCACGGCTGTAGCACTCCCAGACAATGATCGAGTCACGCTTGGTGGCCTCGGTCAGACCCTGCTTGGTCAGCTTGTGCTGGTCATAGGAACGGATGCCAGCATTGGCCGACGAACCGTCCCCCTTGATGCGCTTGATAAAATCATCGTCCTGTTTGTAGGAATCGTTGCTGCGGTACTGCGCCTCGGAAATCTCCATGATGTGGCAGATCCTGTCGCAGGTCTCCATGTCCTTGGTGTAGTAGGGGAAGACCACATACATCGGGTTAATCGCATCGAAGCGCACCGCCTTGTTGCCCTCGTCCCAGAACACCTTCATGAAAGACAGACCGCAACGCAGCATGGAGGCGACATAGACCTGCATCTCGGCCTCGAAGTTGCTGCGCTCCCGAAGCTGGTAGTTAAACCAGCTCTCGGCGGCGTAGCGCAGATGCTGCATCTGGGGTTTGCGGGGAATAAAGCTGGCCAGATTCTCAGCCGAGTAGATCTGGTTTATGTAAAAGGGAACGAACTTGTTGATGATCGACTGCGCCAGCGGGTAGTGCAGATCCGCCGCATTAGGGAAAGGCTTGCGCTTTCTGCGAAGCCCACCGTTGCACATGGTGTACCAAACCTTCTGCCGATCCTCCCAAGTCGTGCGATTCTTCAGGTCGTCGCAAAACGCCTCGTACAGCTCCTTGCTGGTCATTTAATCACCAGCATCGAAGCCGCCACGGTCAGACTCGAAGGTTTGTATCGCATTTCCAAATACATCCGTCTGCATATGGCTACCATCAACTGCTTTCTGGGTCAAGCTCGGCTTGACTTTCAGGTACGCCCAGATCGCTCCTGCGGCGGCATCCGCCCTGTCGGGACTGCTCCCGCCAGTCCGCTGCTTGTAGTCGGCCTTGCTCTCCAGCTTGATGTCCCCGCTGGAGGTCGTGTGGAACCTGCGGGTGCAGAGCTGGCCGTCCATGATGTCGTCCTTGGGTAGGATCACTCCCCTGTCCTCGATCAGCCGTGCCGCCTTGAACAGCATCTCAGCCGCCCTGTTGTGGTACCCAGCCGAACCTGCCGACCCGAAGTTGACCCTGTTGACGCTGAATCCCTGCTCGTCCATCCGCCTGATCATCGGAGACCCGATCCCGCCGTTGTCGGCAAAGACCAGCTTGGGGCTGACCCCAAAAGCCCTCAGCTCCCGAATCACCCTGCCCACCGTCCGCATCTCGTCCCGATCCTTGATAACGATCAGGGGCAGCATCTTGTTGCCCTCCATGATGGCCAAAACCGTCTCATCGACCCCAGCCCCTCCCCAGTCCACAAAAGCCACCTTGTCCATCGGGACATGCTCTGGGGGGTGGTTCCTGCAGTCATAGATCTTGGATTCCGAGATGACCGTCGAATTGTCCCCCTCGTCCACAAACTCGTTGTGGATCATGGTCGTCCCCATACAGCTCCTTGAGGTTCCTGATGGACTCCTCGGTGATGTGGGGGCACTGGCCAATCGGGATCGTGAAGGTCTTCCAGAACTTGGCGTGTTCCCTGAAGCACTTGGCAAAGAAGCTGTTGGCCGAACCTGTGCTGCTGATGGCCAGCCATCGGTTGGGCTGGGTGCGTTCCCCAGCGTGCCATATCTCGGCGGGGATCGACTTGGCCTCGTCATAGATCAGCATCAGGTTCCCCTTGCCCCCAGTGGTGCTGCCCTCGGGGTGCCAGCCCTCCATCCGCTGGGGTTCGTCGGTGGTGAAGGCCACCGCTCTGCCGTTGATCGGACTGATCAGCTCGTTGGAGTTGACCGTCCAGCCCTTGAGCTTGGAGGCAAACTTATGGACGGTGGCAAACAGCCCCGACTTGATCTGCCGCCCGACATTGGAGGTCACGATCACATAGCTGTTGGGGAAGACGGCGCAGTGCCAGATGATGGCTGGGACGACCAAGAAGCTCGACTTGCCCGATCCGTTGGGTGCCCTGACGGCCACCCTTCCCCCGCCGTCCAAGGCATCCATGCACTGGATTTGCCAAGGGTATGGGGTCAGGCCGAGGTACTGGGTGGTGAACCCAGCCAAGGTGGAAAGGAACTTGAGCTTCTCCTGCTCGTTCATGACTTGCTCCTCGCCATCCGCTGGAGCTTCCTGCGGTTGCGTGCCTGTATGCGCCGCTTGACCCTGTAGAGCAGGGCGTAGGTCGGGTCGTCCTTGAGCTTCTTTTTCAGCCAGCCACGGCACATGGCATAGAAGCGGGTCTTGTACGCCTTTC